TGAAACATTAAATTTTTTCTCAAGTATTCTTATTGCTTTATTAAAATCACAATTAAATAATTTCATTGCAAAATCAACAATTTGCATACTTCCACAATTTGTGTAACATACAAAATTTTTACCATCTTGATAATAATATAATTTGCGCTTATTTCCATGATGACAGACTGTGACAGCCTCAATCATTGTATTATTTTCAATAATTTTTGGATGAGCTTGAGCTTCTTCAAGCAAATTAAAAACTGATTTGATTGTCATATTATTTTTAATTTGTTGAATACTCGACATTTTTAAACCGCCTTTTTAAAAATCAAATTTTTCTTCTTTACTTACATTTCCTGTTTGAATATCTATATCTTTGTTATTGATAACAGTTGAAGCGACAATCATATCAATATTGTCGACTAATTGATATTGATAATCTGTCACAAATAATGGAATTTCTTGCATAGTTCCTAAATTTAATTGTGTCCAAATAACAATATTCTTAAAACCTGCACGATTCTTATAAATCCAATGACAATAATCTGGTTTTCTATCATTAAAACCTTCACTAATAATATCGCGAAGATTGTGTAAATCTTGCTTTGTTGGTTGCGCGATAATAACTCCATAATCAGCTTTATTAATTACAGCCTTTGAACCAGAAATTGCACTTTCTGTTCTACTAATTTCAATATCTTCATCACGAATTTTTCCATTAACCTGTGTCCCAGCTCTAACAAAAATATTATATTTTCCTGCAAAACCTTTTAATGCAGTTGATAATTCAGATAATATTTCATCATTTCGAAGTGGTTTACCATAAGCTAATTCAATTGACTTAGATAATTTTGCATTATTTTGAATATAATCGAAAAATAAATATTGAATGTTATGGTCAAGTTTATATTCTTGAATTGTTGCATCAACATCATCAATTGAAAACTCTTCGATATATTCAATATATAATTCACTATTTTTTAAATACTCTCCAGCATCGCGAAGTTTCTTAATAATTGCTTCATTGAAATTACCATTATCTAGATCTCGAGTTTCAATTCCACTAATAAATGCCAATGCCATTTTTTGTAGTTCTTTTTTATCTAATTCTGTAGAGATAAAAAGTGATGGTAGAACCATTGGATTTTTAATCCAACCCTTACCTGTCTCAAAGATTGCGGGACAAGAAATTGCTAATGCATCTCTCAAAGAAGTTCTTGTTTTACCAGTACCACTTGCTGCAGAAACAACCATATATTTTGATGGTCTCATTCCTCTAAATAATGAATTATAAAATGGATTAGAAAATGGATAACCCATAACTGGCACATCATCTAAGTGTTGAATTAATTCATCAATATCATCACCAATTTTAAACTTACGAATATTTGCATTTGTGCTATTAATATCATTTCTAATTTTACTAATTTTTCCACTATAGTTATCAATAATATTAGTAACATCCATTTTGTTTAAAGCCTTAATTTGTTCATCTAATTTTTCTGGGTCATTAGAAGTAAAATCATACAAATCTCGAATATCAATACCTTGTTTAAAAATTTTACGTAAAGTAGAATATTTTTTAATAATATCATAGTCAGTTTGTAACATTTGTGCTTTTGCATTTGTCTTTGCAGAATCAATAAAATTTGCACCATCATTTACTTTCCAAATTTCATAATATTGTTTATATTGCTTTAAATTATTTTCAATATCTAAAACAGTTACCTCATCTAATCCATTTTGAATAACTAAATTAGAAATTGATGAAAATAAAATTTTATGAAAACCAAAATAAAAATCATCTACTTCAAATTGATATTTTGGATTACGTAAAATTTTTGGATGATTACAAATAATACCAAATGCTTCCCAAATCTGATTTTGTGGTGACAATTTTTTATTAATATCTGAAATGTTAGCCATCAATCATAAGCCTCTTATCTTTCATATCAATTTTTTTACTATTCTTATATTTATTTTCTAAATCTGTATCTAAGTCACTAACATCATTTATTGAAACATGAACAATATTATAATGAGTGGTTAGATTATTCATATTTTTTTCATTTAACTTCATACGTTCTTGAACGCGTGGAAGCACATAAGGAATAAAAGCAACACCATATTTTAATACAAAACTAGAACTTCCTTTTCTAGCATATTGATAATCAAAACAAGCAGATAATTCATCGTATGTTGCTCCTTCTTTTAAGTACTTTTTGATTTGATTATTCATCATCGGTGTTGGAAATTTAATACCAAAAAACTTTCGTATTTTTGCATTAATTTCTGCCATTCCTTGTTTTTGTATCGTTTTCTTTTTATAACAACTTCGACAATAATTTTTACCTTTAATTTTCAGAAGATCTTTGATTTCCCATTTTCGATTAATGGCAATACAATCTTCACCATAACATTTATAAAGTCTTGTCAAAATATTCACTTCCTATATTAATTATATCAAATTGGCCATAAAAAAAACACTAATTTTTGAAAAAAGTGTTTTTAAATAGTTCCATTAGCAGACCAAGTGCATAAATTACAATAGTTACACCCACAGCCTCATTAAGCGACATTACATAAATTTTTCCCATTCTAAGACCATAAGCAAAAATAGCAACAATAATTAAAATATATGAAAGTGTTAAGAAAATTGATAAAACGCTAAATAAGAATGAAAATAAACCATAGAAAAATTTATAAACCTTGCTTTCTTTATTCATAAAATGTATATCTCCTTTTATTATGTATGGCAGAAAAATCTGCCATTTTATCATTATTCTTCAAGTCCAGCTTTAAGAGCATTAATTGCTGTTTCAAGAATTTCTGATTGTGATTCTTTTAATTCAGTAACCTTGTTACCCTTACCAACAACTGAAGCAGAAATTTCAGTTAACTTATCAAACATATTTCGCTTTTGATATTCCTTAGCCACAGCTTGTAATTCATTTTGTAATTCAGTAAATGGAACTGCCTTATCATTAATATCAGCATCACTTTGACGCTTATCTGTGAAATCATTTTTATTAGAAGATTCCTTCTTAATCGCTTTCTTAAGAGCTTTTCCATAATCTTCAACTGACAATGGAATCATTGGTTCAATTTCCTTAAACGTAGAACCTGCAACCCATTGAAGTGATGGACGTAAATGAATTACTCGAATTTGATTACCTTGGTCATCAATTGTATTATTGAAAAATAGAATATTATCAACCATGTTATTAATTGGTGCAAATTCCTTATCTTTTAAGTTTGGTGCATAGCGACTAAATTCAAGATAAGTCTTTCCATCCTTCTTATTCTTAACTTCAGTATATTCTGTTGGAATATCTTCACCAGTACTCTTAATTTCATCCTTTGGAACATGAATAGTTTGTTGAACACTGTGAGAAACAAAATTAGGAATATAACCAAGTTCTTCTGGCTTTTTAAGAGCATCAAACCACATACCCTTTAACATTGACCAATCCTTACCAAACAAATCATTTCGTTCGCCAATCTGATCTTCTTCAAACTTTTGCGCAACATACTTTTCAAGCATTCGATGTAAATTCTCAACTGTATCAATTGACACAATATCAAACTTTTCTCGATACTTAGGATTACGAAGTTGAGTCATTACTTGCAAATAATCACTAAACTTACTTACATAAATAACCATTGCTCCGCCTAAACTCTTGAATCGCATTTCTGTCATAATATGAAGAACACGACCAGGTGCCATATTTTCAACAAATGTTGTCTTACCGATCTTAGCAGGTCCAAAAATAAAACTTGAATATGAATCAATATCCGTTGAAATCTTAACTGGTTCTAACTTATCTAAACTAATCATAATTGTAAAAGTTCCTCCCTATTTTTTAAAAACTCTTTACTATTTAATTATATAATAAGATTTTGAGAAAGTACACAGTTTTTTAGAAATTAGTATTATTCTTTTTTAACTCATCGACTATGGTATCATATTTATAACCAATATCAGCAATTTCTTCACTCATATTACCAATTTGACTCTTTAAGCGAGTAATAACACCCTGATAATAGTCACTTTTGCTAATCAATTGACTATTTAATTGCACAATTGTATTATTTAGATTTTTATTTTCTTTTAAAAGCTCATCTTTTGTTTTTTCCATTATTCATTATCCTCATCTTGTAAAACACCAATAATGCCATCAGAATATTCTTCAGTTGCTAAGATATTTAAAAAAACAATTTCTTCCATTTCTTTTTCAATTTCAAAAAGTACATTTTTATCATCAATAAGACAATCTAAAACAGAATTAGAAATATTTTTATCAATTAGAAAATCGTCTTTTCCATCATTTTCAATAAAATATAAAGCAATTAATGCTTCAATAATATCTGTTTCTTCATCAGTTTCTTCGCCTAATTTAAACATCTTATGAAACTTATCTTTGATTTTTTCTGCGCTTTGTGGAATATTTAAGTTTAGATTGTATTTATCACTAATATTTCGCAAAGAAAAAACAATATCGTTTGAATTACCAATCTTAACTGCATAACTTTCCAACATTTTTCCATCGTTATTATTAAATTGCTTAAGTTCCAATTTTCTAATCCTCCTTATTTAACTCGTCTAAAGTTTCTTCTAAATCATGTTGTGTTGCAATAAATTGCTGTGAAATAAATGTTGGATTGTTTGGATTGTTTTTAAATCCGCTAATGCTCAAATTTAATCCATGTTCTGTATTTGTATTTGTCAAATAATTCAAATTAAGCTGCTCTAAATATAAATCATTCAAACCTTTGCCAACAACCTTTTTACCTTTAAAATAAATTTCTGGCGCTTCATTTTCTGATGGAATAATAATCTTTAAATACTCATTTTTCTTGTTTTTCATTAATAACAATCTCCCTAATTTTATTTGTTATGTACGGCAGAAAGATCTGCCGTTTACTTTTTAAAAGTTATCAAAATTTGCGGGGTTAATATCGCCTTCATCACCCTTTGGTCCTTTTTCATCACCAAACATGTCACTTAATGCATTATCTGTTGCAGCTTTAGTCTTATCATCTAATGGTGCAGAATCTTTACTAAAACCACTATCAAAACCATCACTTGCAGATTCTTTTGCTTCATTTACCAATTCATGATATTGTTTTACCAATTCTTGAATATCTTCTTGTTCAAATTGCTTATCATAATTTGGCATAGTACCGCCGACAATTTCTAAATTGTTAACGTAATCTTTTGATTTTTCACTCGATAATTCAATATCTTGTCCAAACCCTAATTTTTCACTTGCAGAAGGCTTTTCTTCTTCTTGTGCATAATTATTAATCTTTACCGTAATCTTACCGGTAGTATTTTCTGGATAAATTTCACTAAATTGTTGTGCCATATCTCCATCAGGAATTTGTAAATTAAACATTGGAATTACTGAATGATTATATCCACAACTATAAGCAGTTACATTACTATAACCCAAACTATCGCCATTTGCATCAGCTGCTGGAGCAATGTTTGTGATAATCATTTCAATCTTAGCTAATGCATGTTGCTTATCAGTACGTTCACCTCGATTGAAAAATACACCACGAATACGATTGAATGAATGAACTGTACCATTGGAGAAATAAATGTTAGCATCTAAATTACCAGTTACAGTTACGAAATCTGCATTTTCTCGACCATCATCATCAATAGTGTGATATTCATTCATAACTGTTTGAAGTCCAGTAAATAACTTACTTAAACTACCATCTTTCTTTTCCTTAAATGCGAAAACATTTACTTGAATATTATTAATCTTCTTACCATCAACAACTTCAATCGTTACATTTCCTTGAATATCGGCGCGACCTTTCTTAGTCACACCTTCTTTTAAATTCATACTCTTAACCAAACCAGCAATTTCAACATTATTTTCCATTTCTCGTAAAGACATTTATTATTTCCTCCATTTTCATATAAATAACTTATTTACATATTTAATTATAATACGCAATTTTCTAAAAGTACATAGTTTTTAGAAATTATTATTTAAAAAGTTTTTTAGAACAATCATTCCATTTTTATGATTTTGCGAAATATATTTTACAAAATTTTCTGCATACTTAGCCCCAATTTGATTAAAAATTGGACGATTATTAGTTTCATTTAAGAACCAATTACCCATATAAACCTTACTATCCTTTAGTTTTGAAGGATTATTTTCTAAATACTTAATAATTCTTGCTTTGCTATATTGATTAAAATGCCCATTTTTAATCAAATGAACGTCACGATTATTAATAGAATTATTATTAGTAGTTTGTTCAATATTTTTCTCTTTTAGAGTATCTTTTTCAGCAATTGACGGTTCACAAACATTTTTAATTGCCGAATAAAGTGAAAGAGCTTTTTGAACTTCATCTTGAGTAAATTCTTGTCCAGTTGTTGCCAAAGTTACGTTTTTATTAACAATATTATTTTCATTACTTTGGCTTTGTGTTTCTCGATTTGAAAAATTAAGGATAAACACTGGTTCAATTTTAATTTTATAATATCGATAAACTTCAGCAATATTTTTATATCCATTTGGCATCTTCATCAAAATAATTAAAACATGTTGAATGAACTTATTAGAATTTTCATACTCGTTCATAACCATATTTTTTGCACGCATATCATCAAAATATTTACTCATGATATGGTCTAATAAAATTACTGTCAATTTTTTCTTATTCTTATACATTTCGAAGTTTTCATTTTCAAACTTCCCCTGTAAATAATAAAAACGACAAATTTCATTTCCAGCGGCATATAAAAGTGAAAGATTTTCATCTTCCAAAACAGATTCTGGTGCAAAATATGAATGCAATAAGCGATGAGTGTCATCACATACAGCACACAAGTCCATATCTTTTTCATCACCTAAATTATTATAAAAGATATGATGAACATTTGTTGCCAATGTCCTTTGTTCATCATCACCTACTAATCCCCACAATTGCAATTCATCATATGGGTGTTTCTTTAAATACTCTTTTTGTCGCTGCTTCCATTTTTTCGAATTGATATATGCTCCATACGTGCTTTGACTACTCATTATGCAATTTTCTCCTTAGTATTCTTTTTATTTTGTTCTTTGGCATCTCTATTTTCAATTTTTGCTAAAATATTTGGATTGACTTCTACATCATACGGAATATTTTCATTTTGAATTTTACCAATAATGTTAGGAACAATATTATAATAAATTTGACTGTAAGAATATCCTGTATAATATTCAATATCTTTAAATTTCAAACCAGTATATAACATTTTTCTTACAATATCTTCTTGTTCTGTTAAATCAAGTTTGTCTAACAAACATTGCAAATCAAAACAAGTTAGCCAGAAATTGTAATTTTCATAAAAATCACCCTTCATTTGTAATAATTTCAACAATGTTCTACTATCTCGCCAATCGAAAAAATCGCATTTTTTCTGTGGTTGTGGGTATTTTTCTAAATTTTCACCAAAATATCCTTTAATAATTGTTTTTGCTAATTTTTGGTCATCCCTCAAAGTATGCAAATTCCAATTTAAAACACGACGATTATATGAACCATCAATGCGCTTTTTAATGCATGAATCAATCATAGCTTGATAATCTTTTAAAACATTTGCAAGATAATCACTTCTCTCAAGATCTTTTTTATTAATTTTAACAGAGGATTCTATAATGAAATTTCGAGAATTACGATTTGATTTTTGAAGAATATTCAAATTTGGTGAATTAAGAATATTTAAAGATTTTCCTTCATTTGAAATAGTGATTGATTCTCTGTTAATTTTCTTCTTCATATATTCGTCAGTAAAAACATAGGTTGACTTTTCTTGACGGGACATTTTTTTTGATTCATCGCTCATCAACAAATAATTTGTTAATCTAGATGTTAACATCCCATATTGAGAAATTGCAACTAACTTTTTAGAATTATTGTGGACATTTGTTTTTTTGTCCCAATATTCTTGAATATATGGACATTTTGCTAAAATATCTTGAACAATATCATTACGTGTCTTAAAATCATGTACGGACATATCTAACTTTTGCTTAATATAATTTAATGTTGATTGATAATTTTCTCCTATTTTTTCCATTTTAGTTCTACTCCATATATATTTTGTCATATCCAACGAATATGTATACCAACAAAGTTGGCATTTTAATTAAATTATTTACCTTGCGTTGGTGCAGAGGCTGCTGCAGAACTAGGTGCAGCAGATGATGGCTGACTTGCTGCGCTAGAAGCATTTGAGGCTGCAGAACTTGCAGCACTAGATGCTGAACTAGGTGCTGAAGAAGAGGTAGATGGTGATGTGTAGTTAAGATTATTTGTTGATTTATCCTCAATCTTGCCATAAGTTTCATCAAAATTACCATGACGAACAGAAATGATATATTGACTTTCTTCATTGAGGTCTCCGTTAGCTGCTGAATATGCCTTTAAGTTATCAACAATCGACTTTACATAAGACAAAGTCCCATGGTCTAATGAAATAAAGTTCTTCGTTGTATCAACAGCATCAATCAAATAATCAGTTACCTTACCCGTTTCATCATAAACAATATACAAAGTATGCATAAAATTAATCCTCCTATTTAATAGTATATAATTATTATATACTATTTTTGTTTATTTGTACACATATTTTTAAAATAATCTTGATAATAAAATCTTTGTTGTTAATGCACCAATTCCATTTTTAATTGGTGTGAAAGATTGACCAATAATAGAAATATTGGGGTTAAAACTTTCTTTATTATATTCAAAATCTCCAACAAATTTTTTCTTACCATCATCAGAAATTATTGTATTAACACCTGCATCAAAGACAACAGGACAACCACCGACATTAATACTATCAATCATTTCTGGAACACCTGCGCATGAAATGACTGCATCATAATTTGTAAACTCATCATATTTGATAATTGATTTTGAATTATACAGAGTTGTTGTTGCATTTTCTCGTTGTAATAAAAATGACACTGGAAGTCCAACCGTATAAGACCTACCAACAACTGCAATTTTTAAGCCTTCTAAATCATCCTTGCCAAAATATTCATTAACCATTTCCAAAATAGATTCTGCTGTACAAGGGATTGAGTTATTAAAAATTTTATCCTTTTTCATTGATCCATACAACAAACTTAAACTCATCCCCGAACAACCGTCAATATCTAAAGCTAAACTTCTAGCATCAAAATTATCAAATGGATTCGGAGCTTTAAATGTTATTAAAATCTTACCATTATTCTTTTCAGCAATATCAAAAAAATTTTCAATAATTTCATAACTTAAATCACTCAATCCAACAAAATTTACATCGATTTGATATTTATTGCTAACTCGTTCAATTGATTTTACGTAAGATTTTTCATCCGCATTTTTTTGATTATATAAGACCCAAAGAGAGTATTTTTGTTCTCCTTTAAACTTTTCTGAATATTTCTTTTGAAGTTCTGTACTTTCTAATA